TCGACCTCAACAGCGTTGCCAGCGGGTCAGCAAATTGCTGACGGTTCTGCTGACATGTCACTTGCAAAGTTGCGTGAGGCCAAGAAGATTCTCGACTTGGCAGATGTTGACCCATCTATCCCACGTTACATCGCATGTGGCCCTGACCAGATTGAAGCACTCTTGGCTGACACAAACGTCACCTCAAGCGACTTCAACACTGTGAAGGCACTTGTACAGGGTGAAGTAAATCAGTTCATGGGCTTTAACTTCATCGTCTCTAACCGTCTGTCAAAGACTGGCAACATCCGTTCATGCTTTGCATGGGCAGAGGATGGTCTTGCATTGGCAGTGGGCCGTGACGTAATGGCGCGTATTGATGAGCGTAGCGACAAAGGCTATGCAACTCAGGTGTACTATTGCATGTCAATCGGTTCCACTCGTATGGAAGAAGAAAAAGTTGTCCAGATTGACTGTGACGAAGCGGCTTAAAGGGAGAGTGACAAATGACTACTAAGAACTCAACACTTGTAGCTAACTTTGAAGCTACTCCTCAAGTTGCTAATGCTGCCCACAATCTGCACGGTGTACTCCGTGTAGCACAGGGAACCATTGCATTGGCGGCTGGCGACAGCACAGACAACGACATTGTTATGTTTGCACCAATCCCAGCAAATGCTTCTATCACCTCACTGAAGGTTGGTAGCGACACACTGGGCGGTTCATGCACATTCAATGTTGGCATCTACACAACTGCTGGTGCGGTGAAAGATGAAGACTTCTTCGGGACTCTGGTTGCTGACCAAGCAGCTATGACTGACCTTCGCAATGAAGAAGCTGACATCAACACCATCGGACAACAGTTGTTTGAGATGGCTGGCGATGCAAATGGTGACGAAGCATACTACTATATTGCAGCAACATTTTCTGCAACAGGTGGTACTGCTGGCGACATGTCATTCATCATTGAATACGTCGTAAACTAAATAATGTGGGGGCGGGAAACCGCCCCCATATAACTCATCATGCTGGAGGGCAATATGATGAAACCGTGCGGAGATTTCCGTTGGGATTTAGAAGTAGGTCAAATAGCTGAGAGGTGGCTAGGCGACATATTAAGTAACAACACCATAGAGGTGAAAAGGGATTTTGTAGCTTCACGAACTGGGAATGTGTTTGTGGAGTTTTCTTGTAGGGGCAAGCCTAGTGGCATAGCTACAACACTGGCAACACACTGGGCGTTCGTACTTGATGATGAAACTGTGGTATTATTACCTACAGAGAAGTTAAAAGTGATTGCAAGAGAAGCGTATAGGAAGCGCGGTAAATTCAGAGGTGGCGATAGCAACGCAAGTCTGGGTGTACTGATAAGAGTTGAAAGGTTAGTAAATCATGCCATCAGTTGTTGATATATGTAATGAAGCCCTAGACCTACTAGGTGCGGCAACCATTACGGCACTGACCCAGAACTCCAAAGAAGCTAGACTATGTAATCGTAACTATGAGTTGGTGCGTGACGCTGTGCTACGCGCACATCCTTGGAACATAGCTGTAACGCGCAAAGAACTAGCGCAAGATGCGACAGCACCCGCCTTTGGGTTTACTTACCAGTATACATTACCAACAGAACCATTCTGCCTCAGAGTGCTGTCATTCTTTGACTCAAACGTAAACAGTGACATTGCAGCCTATGACAGTAATGTTATGTACAAGATTGAAGGCAGAAAGATACTGTCTAATCAGGGTACATGCCGGATTGTTTATATCGGGCGTATTGAAGACACAGAACAATATGATTCACTGCTTTCATCAGCCATAGCGCACAGACTGGCGGCTGAGACTGCATATGCAATCACAGGCAGCGGAACTGTCGCACAAACTATGAACGCACAGTACGAACAAAGACTAAGAGAGGCTAAGTCTATTGATGCTATGGAAGGCTATCCAGAACAGCCACAAGCAGACACATACACTAACATCAGGTTCTAAACATGGCCCGTGTATCCAGCATTATCACCAATTTCCGTACTGGTGAAATATCCCCAAAGCTAGAAGGCCGTATTGATTTACAGAAATACAACGAGGCGGCACAGACAGTAAACAACATGGTTGTGTTCCCGTCTGGTGGCGTTACACGCAGACCAGGCACATACTTTGCTGGGCGGTCTAAGGACGGCGGCAAGGTCAGGCTCATTGATTTTGAGTACAGCGATGAACAGGCTTATGTGCTTGAGTTTGGTGCCAACTACATTCGCTTCTACAAAGACGGTGGGTTGCTAACAAGCAATTCACAAAATGTCACAGGAATTACACAAGCCAACCCTGCTGTGATGACGATTGCTTCACACGGTTACACAAATGGTGACAGAATCTTTGTCACAGGCGTAACTGACATGACGCAAGTGAATAATCGTGAATTTACGGTAGCCAATGCAACATCCAATGCATTTGAGTTATCCGGCATAAATAGCACAGGGTTTGATGCCTACAACTCCACTCTTGGCATTACTGGCGCAAGTGGTGCGTTTACCGTAGGCGAAACAATTACTGGCGGCACGTCAGGTGCTACGGCTGTGTATGTTTCAGACGATGGCACGACTATGAACCTGACCAGCGTGTCAGAGATATTCCAAAGCGGTGAAACTATCACTGGCGGCACATCTGGCGAAACGGCGACAACAACAGGTGCAGACGTAAGCGTTGGTGCTGGTGCATCTGCTGAGATTGTTGAGGTTGCTACCACATACTCAGTCACAGACATCTTTGAGATTAACCACGCACAGTCTGCTGATGTCCTTTACATGGCGCACAAAGACCATGCACCAGCAAAGCTAACACGCACAACAGCTACCAGCTTTACGCTGACTGACATCGACTTTGTTGATGGGCCATATTTGGATGAGAATGATACGACTACAACCTTATATGCCTCTGCGCAGACGGGTAGCGTAACCATCACGGCATCAGCAGCATTATTCACCGCAGATGATGTGGGGCGTTATATCAGGTTCCGCGAGGTGCTTGAGATTGAACATGATGAGTGGGCGGCAAGCACAAGCTATGCTAATGGTGTATCCGTACGCTATAACGGGCATGTGTATACTCAGGTAACGGGCAGCACCCAAACATCTGGCAACACCCCGCCAGTACACCTGGAAGGCACAGAGACATATGGTTCGATTGATTGGCGTTACGACCATGACGCTACAGGATATGTTGAGATAACAGCTTTCACAAACTCAACAACAGTCACAGCTACAGTTAAGGAGGATTCTTTTGGAAACAGTAATCTTCCTGACCACGTTGTAGGTTCAGCTAACGCTACAAAGAAATGGTCACTAGGTGCATTTGGCGGCGACCAAGGCTATCCAAAAGCTGTTGGCTTCTATGAACAGCGTCTGTATTTTGCTGGGACTACAGGTAAGCCGCAGACGATATTTGGTTCAGTTAGCGCAGACTTTGAGAACCAGACACCTGGCACAAACGATGATGATGCGGTGAACCTGACGATTGCATCAGACAAAGTGAATGTCATTCGGCATCTTTTACCAGCACGTTTCTTGCAAATTTTGACAACTAGCGCAGAATTTACGCTATCAGGCGGCACGGGTTCCACACCAGTCACGCCAACAAATGTGAACGTGCTGCGTGAGACCACATTTGGTTGTTCAGAGGTTAGACCGTTACGGGCTGGCAACAGCACCATCCTTATCCAGAAAGGCCAAGAGAAGGTAAAGGAGATTACCTTTGACTTGGACACTGATGGCTTGCTGGGTATCGACTTGACCATTCTGGCAGACCATATTCCGCGTGGCGGGTTGACTGATATGGTATGGCAACAGGAACCAGAACTGATTGTGTGGTTTGTGCATAGTGACGGGCGGTTAGTCGGCCTTACCTATGACCGTGCTAACGCAGCTATTGGCTGGCATGACCACGATATAGGCGGCAACGGTGTGGTAGAAAGCATCACGGCTATCCCATCAGGTGCAGAAGACCAAGTATATGTAGCGGTAAAGCGTACTATTGACGGTGCTACGGTGCGGCACATTGAGTATCTAAAGCCTATTGAGTTCGGTGATGATGTTGGTGATGCGTTCTTCTTGGACAGCGGCCTGACATATGACGGTTCGGCTACAACCACGGTTAGCAGCATTAACCACCTAGAGGGTGAGACTGTATCTATTCTAGCTGACGGTGCAACCCACGCTGACAAGGTTGTGACTGATGGCAAGATTGCGCTAGACCGTTCAGCATCAAAGGTGCATATCGGCTACAACTATACGTCCACCATTGAGACATTACGGCTGGAAGCTGGTGCAGACGATGGCATTGCACAGGGTAAGATTAAACGTATTCATGGTGTGACTGCACGGTTCTTTAACACTGTTGGTGCGGAACTGGGGCCAGACACAAACAATCTGGACAGACTGCCATTCCGCGACAGTAGCATGTCTATGAACCAAGCAGTTCCGCTGTTCAATGGCGACAAAGAGATATACTTCCCATCTGGGTATGAGAACGATGCACGGGTTATTGTGCGGCAGTCACAGCCATTACCTATGACTGTGCTGGCTATCATGCGGAGGTCAAATACTTTCGATGCTTAGAATCGTTCCATTTGATGCAGGGCTAG